TCGATTGTCTGAGTGGCGCGATGGTATCCGTGATCTTGCCGCAAAACTTGACCGTGTGCCACCTGAGATCCGCGCAATGTCCGGTGTACCATCTGCCGTGCGTAAGTCACGCACCACGCGGAAAGTGCACCCGTTGCCAAATGCAGACGATCCGGTGTGGCTACTTGGCCCACGTGTTGTGCAGATGATTGCAGAGTACCTTGATAATGAATAACATCTCAGAACATTTCTCAATGCAGTTTAGCTGGGTGCGTGGTGTAGGCATGCGCCTTACCGGTGAATTCGACGATCAAGGGCTAGATGACGCGCTAGACACGCTTTATGATTTCGTCGACGCATGCCTAGATCGTGATGAGTTCCGTAGTGTGGACCGCATGTTATCTGAGTGTGCGATTGAAAGTGCCCCGCATGTTATCCTCGTTGGCATGATCTCGACTACGTTTTGCGCCGCAAAAGCACTTGACTCTACATATCGACTAGGTTAGTCTATTTGTAGAGTTGTCACGCACCAGGCAGTAGGTGTGCAGGCACGGGGGACTCCATTCTTCCGTGCCTATTTTATCAGTACCCGGCCGGCCTCTCTACGATGCTTTCTTAGGCCGGGTCTTTTGTTTTAGCCAAAAACACGGGATCTCTCAAAACGTCCTAGGTGTTTCAGGCCGATACCGATCGCGTCTATGGTGTCGTGGTACTTCACACGCGCCCATACGATTTGCTCCCCACCTTGAAGCCTGCTTTCGATACGGTAGGCCCTGGGGCTAGTTTTGGCCCCCTTGACGGTCTCACACTTCGGCAGGTTGCCTGCCCAATCGCGTGGCAGGTACATGTGCGACTCGCATCCTAGGAGCGCTGCAACGGCAGAACACACGCCCGCAAGCGGTACGATCTTATTTGGGTCACCCTTACTCTTGCTCGCTTTGTAAACCTGTGGCCATTCGACTACGAGCGCGTTTGCATCGCCACACCATGCTTTGACAGCCTGTGCCGCTTGTACTGTGCGCGATAAGACATGACCCTCTTTTGTCACCTTGAGGCACCCTGCGTCAATTAAACGGCCGTCGACAAAGAGGGCAAGGCCGATACGCGTGATACTTGGATCGAGCGCTAGCAGTCGCATTTCCGGCCCCCGATCTCGGCCTGTAGTCGTGTGATCGTCTTGCGATACATTGTGCAACGTCTGAACGGATCACCGACAACGCTACCATCGGCCGCGATGTAGTCTTGATCTAGCATACGGCCGCGCTTCCAGCGCTCCAAAGATTCCCGAGTCACACGCAGCTCATCACGCAAAAAAGCGATCATCAAGATCGCTTTCTCTAAGTCTTTTTCTGATTGCTTTGTCACCCTTTAATCCTCTGCAACTCTTGATCGATCTGAATTATGTTACGTGTTACCCGTGAGATGCGCCCGAACTGCACGTGCCACGTGTCGGCCTTTATGTCCTGTGATGATCGGTACCCTTGGCCTACGTGCCATTTGTCGGCCGGGGCAAGGGTGCGCACGGTTTCGACCGTCACGCCACGGTAGTCTTTGACGGTATCGTGATGCACGTGCCCGGTGTACCAGATACGATGAATCGTGTTGGCCCAATCGTCGGCACGATCGCCTGCCATGATCAGAGGCAGGTCGGCCGGTTTGCCGGTATCTCCGTGGGTTACACCGACAAGACAGGCACCATGTCTAATGTAGTGATGCTTTGTAGGCGCGGTATCGATAAAAACACGGGGCTCACGTTCGTACATGATCGCAAGCATGGTGCTGAGAATAACACTGATCTGCGCATCGTGGTTACCTGTGGCGCAGACCACTGTCACCTTGTCGTGCGTGGCCAAAGACATGTCGATCGTTTTGCGAAAAACACTTAAGCCTGCTTGCAAGACTTTTGGCCAGCGCCCATCTACGTCTACAGGGGTGCCCTTTGTAGTAGTGCCCCTGTCACCATCCGCATGGAAATAGTCACCCACGTTTACGATTGCGCAGTGTGCCGCTTTTGGACAGGAGTCTAGCAGGGATGCAATGCCTTGCACTGTGACCGCTTCGGCGATTTTAAGGTCATAGCTTGCCCCCGTTTCCGGTGCCCATGCGTGCATGCCCATATGGGCGTCACCTATCGGTACGACCGTCATGTTGTCTTGTGCGTTCAGATCGGCACCAGGTGCTAGCGTGGGCTTGACAATTCCCCGGTAGTCCTCTGCCATGTCTTTAAGCGCGAGTAGGAACTCTTCTAGGCGCTTATCTTTGTCCCGGTCGGTCTTGATCCACTGTGCTTTGATTGCACCATCCGACCCTACGAACTGAGATACACCTTTGATCGAGTACCCGGGCGGTACGTCCGCTTGCCCGTAGTCGTGCTCTTGCGGATCGACGATTGCGCGCTTTTTTCTTGCACGCCTTTCGCGACGATCTTTCGCGTCGCACACGCGGCAATGGACCTTTGACGGCGTGAAGTTATCAGAGGTTTCGCCGCATCTTGTGCATGTTTTCATCGTTTATTATACGCGTAGGCACCCGCGCCGGTCCCGATCAGAAAAGCACCAATTGCAAATTTCCAACCCGGCGACCATGGCGGCTCCTCTAAAAGTGAAGCATTCTCAGCCTTTAGACGTGTATTGTCGTCTTCCAGCTCCTTAAACATTTCATCGATGCGTATCCATTCTGGCTCAGGTATGTATCGACCTGGTAGGATATGCACAGTGCTACCACCGTTTGTCTTGCAGACTGCCGGTGTCTTGAAATGTAAAAGGCTATCCGCTGCCGCGTGCGTCGATGTGAGGGACACGAGTACAACAACGGCAGCGGATAGCTTGAGCCTATTCGACATCGGTAAAATTCTTAGGTAAACCTTGAGCTGGGTTTTCTTTGACTGCTTTTTGGCCGGCTGCCTTGGCACGCTCCGCACGATCGCGAGAGGAGAAGATCCAGCCCACCATACCGAACAAAGGCTGTGCCCATTTTGGTGCGCGCTTTTGCAAAGCGTCAAGCAAAGGTTTTAGGAGGGAGTATCCGCCGGCCGCAACGGTAGCAATCTTGACAGCACCCCAAAGCATCGCACCGCTGATTGATGCGCCCGCGCCTAGGCTTGTGGCCAATGCTGCACCGAACGATCCGACCATGACAAGAAACGGTGCGACTTTTTTAGACGCGAGAATCGGCCAGCGCGCGCCGCCGAACCGTCGGACAAGTGCGACAGACAAAACGAGCATAAGCGCAACGGCATACATGTAATTACCAGACATAGCAGCGTCAAGCACAGGTTTTGCCAGATCTATAAGCTCAGTATTTGTCTGTGCCATGGCCACAGATGCGCCGAAAAACGATAACAAAGTAAAAACAAACGCGGACAGGTATTGCATAATCAAACTCCACAGCCGCCGGTAGCGGCAATTCTAGCGACTGCGTTGCAGCCGACTTGGTATTTTTCTGGCAACTCGCGACATACGATAGCCAGTACTAGCCCTAGGACAATTCCTAGGACCTTGATCTTTTTCTTAGCCTTTTTCTTAGACTTGCTCATGCTGGCACGTTCGCAGAGCTATCAAGCACATCGTTGTAATTAAGGCGCGTGGTGCCTACTATAAGTGCGCTGCCCACGTTAGTCGCATCCCGACGCGCACCGATGCAGCTCCCGAGGTTTGCAGACGTCGGCAGAAACCCCGTACCGGTTTCCTCATGTGCCAGCACACCATTAACAAAGTAACGTGCGACCGGTGCCGCTGCGTTGACACCTACAGGTGTGTTCGCGCCGTGCAACTCCACACGCAACTGGTAACGTGTGTTGTTCGCAAGTGTCACACCTGTGCCGGATACCGATCGCGCCACACCGTTTGTGTTCTGCACAAACAGCTCGGTGCTAGCGCCAGAGTCCACTAGGAAAAGGCAACCGTTAGACGTGGCCGACGACAGTCTGGACGGCGCGGGCGCACCAGCAGGTGCGCCTAGATCGGACAGGCCGAAGAAGTAGGCGCACGTGTCCGATACAAAAGAGAGTTCGAAACTCGACTCCCATGTGATCACGGTGTTAGGTATATTACTTACAGGCTGCACAGGGCCGTTTGCTACGATGGCACCTTCAGACACAGATGTAGACGCCACCGTGTTGATTCGTAAACAAGGTGCATTTGACCGCGTGCTTTCGACGATTGTGATCGACGATTGCGCGTGTGTGTATACTGCAAGCTGCCTGTCTTTAGAGGACGCATTACCGTCTGTTGTGATACTGGTAAGACGTCGAGGTCCCCACACGTACTGCTCACAAATTGCAGGCCCGTTGGTGTACCCGGACGCATCGATCCAAGAGCGCACGTTTGCGGCACGATCGCAGGTGGCGAGCACAGGCGTGTTATCGGAAACGTCCGAACGCTGCAACACCCCCTCAAAAATCCAGCGTAGCCAAAGATAGATCGTGTGCTGTAGCCAGTTCACGTATTGTGCTGGAGGTTTCTCGCCCCCTGTCCACCCGGTTGCTTTCTTGCCGGTGCTTGGTGTGACGATATCCGCCCCGCCACCGCTGGCCCATTCTGGTAAATCTGTAGGTCTGTTTGACATTCTTATCCCTCTACGTCGCTGTAATAGTCATGTTAGTAATGTTAATCCAACCGTTTGGAGCGGTCATCGTGAGACGATAGTATTTGTACTCTGTGGCAGTCACTACAGAGTAGGAGGACGGTGCAACATCATTCGCCACGGTTTGCGCTGTGCGTGAGTCGATCGGCGTCCACGTACCGCCGTTAGATCCGGACAGTACCCATGTGTTTGGCGAGTATGCGTCTGACGTCCATCCGCCCGGTTGTGCGAGTAGGCGCTCTATTGTGTATCCGGTGAGTAATGTTGCACGATTGTACTCCCAAAAAACGCTAACCGGTGCCGAGTTTGTATTACCCCACCCGAGGTTTGTACCGTCTAAGAGGTTCACTGCCAGGTTTTGCGCGTTGTACTCTTGCGATGCCGATATGCTTACAAGCACAGGGGGCGCAGGCACAGGCGGTAACACTTCTAGCACGCTGGAAAACTTACCACCTATTCCAGGCGATCCGGTCGAACTGTACCCTGTAGTGCTATCGTCCCACGTACGCACAGCCTCAAACCATGGGTGCGCTATTGCTGTGGGTATTAACAGTGCCAGTTGATTTGATGGTAGCTTTGTGTATCCTAAGATTTCTTCTGATACGGTGCCTTCTGCTACAATAACCTCACCGCTTTGCGGGAACCCTGAAGAGTCGAACACGGTCAAGATAGTGCTACCGGGTACTACGATCAACGGACCAGTGCCGCCGGTTTGCGTGGCATGCCCGTACGAGAAAGATTCTGAATCGATCGCGGTTTGATAATGCGTCTGCATATTGACACCGCCCATCGCAGCGTCACGCATGAATTCGGATAGTACCGTGGCAAGTTCATCCGAAATCAAACCGGACTCTACATGAAGCAACATAGACGCCACGCGGAATTGCTCTAAACGTAGCGTCACGTTATTACCGGCTAGTACCGCTTTGGCGACCTTTATAATATCTGAGACTTTCCCCTCAGAGTTATTCGCTGCTATCTTGCCGCCGATGCGTATGCGGTACGCTGCGTCCGTCATACCGTTACGCGGCTGGCCTACGATTTTGCCGAGTACGTCTAGTTGTGCATTCTGTGCGGTGTCAAGCCTACGGTTGACTAACAGGTCATATGCCGCATCTTCTAGCGCCTGGATCTCTACTGCCAGCCCTTTGAGTAAGCCCTCAAAATTAGGCGTACCCTTACGGTGCTCAGGTAGGCGTGACGACATTACGCCGGCATGATCGGACTGTTTGATCAAGGTGTGGCCCCGCTAGATGTTACAGTGATGCGCGTCAAGTCGTAAACGGCCTGCTCACGTAGCGCCACTGCTACCGTGGTCTCGAATGCGGGCGCGGCAGATGTACCGATGTTCGCCAGGCTTACATCGAGCACGCCTGGCACAGAGAAACATGCGGACGCTACCGCGCTGCTAACGACATCCTTGCCTGTTATTTGTGCCTGGCCCCATGTGATGATCGCCGCTTTGATCTGATCATCGCCGTCTGTCGGCCAAAGTGTTGCATCATACGTGCAAGTGATTGCTACGTATATTTCCAACTCGACCGGTCGCGAAAACTCGCGCACGTGTGAGACACCTTCTGAGTCGATGGCCGATCCGATCGTGTTGCCTTGCGTCTCAATACCCCCGCCCACGTATGCCAGCAATGCATCGAAAATATCCTGATCGTTTCCGCCTTGGATAAGCATCTCTACACCGTGTGCAGGTACGCCGTCCGCGTCGACAACGTCGGTGTGGTTCCAAAACGCACGTACCCTGGTCACGTCCGCGATTGCGCTCATCTTGGCGTATACTGCGTCTACTGTGCAGGCACCAGACTTAGCTAGCTCAGTCTCACGCCGCAAGCGCAGTATGGCGTCCTTCTCTATGTCTTGTCCGGGCACAGCGTTGAGCAGATTCGCGACACCGCCCCACCCACCGATCGGCGTGATAATTGTGTCCAGACTAAAAGGTACAGCGTAGATCTCACCGCGCTCTACGGACTGAAAAGGAATGGTTGCTATGGCGTCACCAGTGCCGAGATACTTCCAGATAACGCCGCCGTCAACGATCGCGTCCCCTGTACCTGTGGGCGCTGTTGCCGTGATGCCACCGTTTGTTGCGTAGTAGATATTACCAACGTTTGTGATAATTGCGCCGATAGTTGCAAATATGCCAGAGGTCCACACGCTAACACCGCTTAGCACGCCGTCGTTTACGGCCTCAAATAGGTTTTCTTCTGTACCCTTGATCTGCGATCCTGTGGTGATTACGGTGCCGTTGTCACCAACGCATAGCACGTCTACAGTCGACACTGTGGCAATGTCCCGTAGTGTGCCGGTGAGCGCGCAAAGCGTCTCTAATGCCGCCCCTGTGGCCTCGTCCGGATTCTGGCTGGAGTCCACGTCTTTAAGCAGTTGCCAAATGCTAGCTAGACGCTCAGAGTAGATCGCTAAGATTTTTCCCAACGGTGTAGCATCGCCAAGCGCGCTTGCCTCGATACCAAGACTCTGCGCAACTGATGCGTTCATATCCGATCGGATATCTTCTTGTGGTTTTTGCAGAAAACCCTCGGGCAGTAGTCCGAAACTCATAGATCGCGCTCCCTATCGATAATGCCAAATGCCGTGACCAGCCGGTATCTGATATGTAGTACACGTTTTGGGCGATCGTATTCGCCTTGGAAATAGTCTATCTTGGTAACGTCCGGCACTGCTAGCAGTACTTTTCTGAACGCCGCAGAGACCTGATCAGCGTTGTAACGTTCGCCAAGGATCTCAAAGTACGGGATGCCAAGCTCCAGATCGTTGAACCACTCCCCTTTGAACAGCATCGTAATAGCGTCGACGTTTGCCGCAACACCTTCTAAACCGGATACCAGACGCATGCCTTTGGCTGGATCGATCTCTATATCACCCTCTGGTGTTATGGCGATACCGACTAGGTCTTTTTCTAACGCCATTATTCTGCCTTCACTTTCGTGGCACCCTCGGATTTCCATAGTAGTGGCGCATACGCTGCGGTTAGCGCAGTCTTTAG